CACAGACGGGCCGGCAGACGATCTACCGCGACGACCAGATCATGATGATCCCGTGGTTGTCCTTCGACGGCATTCGGGGTGAGGTTCCGATCGAGTTGGGCCGTGACGCGATCAGTCTCGCCCGGTCGCTCGAGCAGTACGCGGCGACGTTCTACCGGAACAACGCCCAGCCGGGGCTCATCCTGACCACCGACCAGGTGCTCAACGAGGAGCAGCGGCGTGGGCTCCGCGAGTCGTGGAACGCCCGGCACAAGGGGGCGAGGAACGCCGGAGAGACGGCGGTGCTGAGTAACGGGCTCAAGGCCGACACGATCACGGCGACGAATCAAGAGAGCCAGCTGGCCGAGCTCTGGATGCAATCGCTGCTTGCGATATGCCGGATCTGGCGGATGCCGCCGCACATGATTCAGGAACTCGGCCGGGCGACTTGGGGCAACCTGCAGAGCGAGATGGTTTCGTTCGAGAAGTTCACGATTGCCCCGTGGCTGCGGCGGATTGAGGGTGCCATCGAGCGAGACGTGCTGCCCGAGGACGGCGAGTTGTACGCGGAGTTCCTCGTCGAGGGGCTGCTGCGGTCGGACATCACGACCCGGTATCAGGCGTACGAGATCGCTATCCGCAACGGCTGGATGTACCCCGAGGAGGTGCGGCAGAAAGAAAACCTCGGGCCGATGCCTGAGTCGGAGGACGACTCGCCGGGCGAGGTGGAGGACACGCCGGCCGACGCAGTCGAGGACGCTGCAGAGATCGAGGCCGGCGAGAGTGAGGACACGCCTGACGCTCCAGCGGAGGACGCCGATGGCGGTTGACCTTAAGCCGACGGCCGGCATGGCAGAGGCGGCCCGCACCGGGCTACGGCTGCACAACGAAGGCAAGAGCGGCGACGGGCTCAAGCCCGAGACCGTTCGCCGGGCCAACATCATCGCCGCCCGCGAAGAGCTCACGGAGGAACACGTCCGCGAGATGTCCGCCTGGTTCGCTCGGCATGAGGCCGACCGCCGGCCAGGGTGGAACAAGGCGGGCGAGGAAACGCCGGGTTTTGTTGCGTGGATGCTGTGGGGCGGAGACGCGGCCCGTGTGTGGTCGGGCAAGAAGGTCGAACAACTGGACAGCGAGCAAGGCGACAGGAGCGAAACCATGGACGACACGAACATCGAGCGGCGCGACTGGGAGTTTGCCGACGACGGCGGCGTGGCTGTCGAGACTCGGGCCGACGGCCGCACGGTCCTGTCGGGCTTTGCGGTCCGCTACAACACGGTCAGCGTCGATCTCGGGGGCTTTCGGGAGACCATCCTGCCTGGTGCATTCGACAAGGTTCTGAACCGCCAGCGAGGCAAGCGGGACGTGGTTGCCCTGTTCAACCACGACGCCAACCAGCTGCTCGGCCGCACGTCGTCTGGCACGCTGGAACTGTCGAGCGACGAGAATGGGCTGCGGTACTCGGTCGTCCTGCCGAACACGGAACTCGGCCGCACGATCAGCGAACTGACCGCCCGCGGCGACCTGCGGGGCTCATCGTTCGCGTTCACCGTGGACCAGAAGGGGCAGTCCTGGGCACCGGGCGAGGACGGCATGCCGCGTCGCTCGATCCGCGAGGTGTCCGGTTTGTTCGACGTGTCGGTCGTGACACACCCGGCATACTCGTCTTCGTCGGCGGCCGTTGCCCGACGCAGCATGGAGGCGTGGATGGCCGAGCAGGTCGAGGTTCCGGTGCAGGCCGAGCCGGTGGACGACGGCAAGACGCTCACGAATCTGGCGGTGCGGATGGCGGCTCGCCTGCGGGCTGCCAAGCTCAGGAGCATGCTGCGTGGCTAGACCAGGCGACCCGTGTCCGCAGTGCAAGCGTGGCCGCATTCGCACGCGCACGAGCAAGGCGGCAGGCGATCAGCAGGTCCGCTACGTTGAGTGCCAGTGCTGCGACTTCAGCAGCAAAGTGGTTGTGCCGAGCGAGTACATCTGCCGGCGTTCGTTGTACATACAACCGAAACGCTAGGGCAGTGGCGATTGCTCCCGTAGTGTGAACGACAGACACGGACTGTCACCGTTCACCAACTACGGAGCGCCACGGATGGCCACTCAACTCTCGAAGCTTCAGGACCGCGCCGCCGCTGTGGCTGCGATGCTCGCCGACCTTTCGGCCGTCGAGGACCGTTCCGCCGAGCAGGCCGCCGAGATGGAGAAGCTCGCCGCCGAGGGTGAGCGCCTCGAGGCCGAGCTCGCCCGCGAGCACTCCATCGCCGAGCGGATCACGTCGCTGCGTGGCAAGGTGGCTGCGACCGCGAAGCCGGTCGAGGTGGCGGCTGTTGAACCGGTCGCCCGTCCGTCCCGCGACAGCGGCAAGGCCACGATGTTCCGGTCGTCTTCGGACGCCGAAGCCTGCGGCCGCTGGATTCGCGGCTACGTTCTCGGCCGTGCCGAGGATCGTGCGTGGTACGAGAAGCACGTCGAGGCTCGCGCCCTGTCGCCCAACGACAACAACAAGGGTGGCGTGTTCATCCCCGACACGTTCGCTTCGACGGTGATCCGGCTCGTCGAGTCCTACGGTGCGTTCCCCGCCCAGGCGAACAACCTGACGATGGCGAGCGACACGCTCTACATCCCGCGTCGGACGGCCGGCAACACCGCGTACCACACCGGTGCGAACGCCGAGACGACCGTCACGGACATGGCGACCGACAACGTCCTGCTCTCCAGCAAGGAAGTCCGCGTCGGCACCCGCGTCCCGAACCAGCTGATCGACGACTCGGCCATTGACCTGGCCGGGCTGGTCGCTCAGGAGTTCGCCCTGGCGATCGCCCTGCGGATCGACGAAGACGGCTTCATCGGGACCGGGGCTTCCACCTACGGCGGCATTCGCGGCATCCAGTGGAAGTTCGAGAACGAGACGCTGACGGCCGGCGTCCACGACTCGACCCAGACGGCGGTCACCGGCCTGACGGTGGACGACTTCGCCAACACGATCGCCAAGCTGCCGACCTACGCTTCGCAGAGCCCGACCTGCGGCTGGTACACCACCCCGCAGATGCACGCTCTGGCGATGCAGTCGCTGGCCCTCGGCGGCAACGGTGCCCTGGCCAACGAGATCGTGGACGGCGTGCGTCGGCCGGTGTTCATGGGCTGGCCGGTGTTCTTCAACAACGTCATGCGGAAGACCGCGTCGGCTGGCCAGTGCGTGGCGCTGTTCGGTGACCTGAAGCGGTCCAGCCACTTCGCCCTCCGTCGGCAGGTTGCCGTCCGGGCGAGCACCGACCGGTACATCGAGTTCGACCAGACTTACTTCCAGGCGACCGTCTCCTATGACGCGGTGACCTCGGACGTGGGCGATGCCAGCAACGCCGGTCCGGTCGTGGCCCTCATCCTCTGACCCTCAGCACCATCAAGGAACCCTGAACCGTGAACCATCTCGCCAACTCCCGTTCCGTGGTCGCCCTGACGGACGCTGCCGGTCTTGCCTCGGCCAGCACGCTGACGGTCGCCATCGACTGCCTCGGCTACGACTCGCTGTCGGTGGACGTGGGCTACCGCTCGATCGCCAACACGGCGGCTCCGAGCGTGGTCTCGCTGCGTCACTCCGACACGGACGGCAGCTACGTGACCGTGGCCAGCCTGATCCAGAACACGGACTACACGCTGTCGGGCGTCGGCAACACGGCGACGGTCAACGTGACCCGGTTCGAGGTCAGCACGAAGACGCTGCGGCGTTACGTGCAGGTCTCGGTCACGCCGAGCTCGTCCGCGACGAGCAACGCGAGCAACAACACGGTGGTGGTGGCGGCCAGGCTGGGCCGCGGCGAGTCTGGCGTCGATTCGGCGTCGGACGCGAACGTCACCAACCGCGTGGTTCTGGGCTGAGTTGACGACAACCTGAAACGAGGTGTGCCGTGGGCGCGGCAGCTTCCCCGATCGCTGGCATCAAGCCTGCGGTTTTGAACACCGGTTCCGGTCCTGTCCGCGTGCATTGCGCGATGTCGGTTCCTAGGTTGGGTTGGCAGGATGCGATGTTCTGCTGGCCTAGAGGGCTGATCCCCTACGGCGTCGCACCCGTGCGGTTGGAAGGGGCTTTCTGGGGGCAGTGCCTCGAGCGTGTCATGACTGACATGGTCGAGAACGACCCCGAGCCTGACGGTCCTCCGCTGTGGATTCTAACGCTCGATTACGATTCAATTTTCCCCGGCGATGCACTACCTCGCCTGCTGACCTACGCCTCGGCGTCTGACTACGACGTGGTGGCTGCGGTGCAGATGAAGCGGCGGCACGACGAGCCGCTGTTCACGATGAACGGCGAGGACGGCAGCCGGCTCGGGCACATCACCAAAGACACCCTCATCTACCACAACATCCTGCCCTGCAACACGGCCCACTTCGGGTTCACGCTGCTCCGTGCGTCGGCCTTGCTGAAGATGCCGCACCCGTGGTTTCTTGGGGTGCCGAACGAGGCCGGCAGGTGGGACGACGGCCGGATGGACGACGACATCCATTTCTGGGTTGCCGCCCAGAAGGCCGGGCTGAAGATCGGCGTCTGCCCGCGGGTTGCCCTCGGCCACGCTGAGGTCTGGTTCAAGTGGCCGGACGCCAACATGCAGCCGCTGCTCCAGCATCCCGGAGACTTCTGGGATCGCGGCGGCCAGCCCCCGGAGAACGTGTGGCGATGAGCACGCAATACCCAACGGTGTCGGTGCGGATCACCCGCCCTGTCCGCACCTACAAGACGGGCCAGGTGGTAGACGTGACCGGCGGTCTGGCCGACATGCTGGTGCGGTCTGGCTACGCCGTTCGCAACGAGCAGCCGCAGATCCGCTTCGCCGTGGCCGACGAGCCCGAGGAGCTCGAGCGGGCCGAGGCACCATACGCCAAGGCAGGGAGGCGACGCCGTGCGGGCAAATAGCAATTACCGGTCGCTCATCGTGGCGACCGCGAGCGGGACGGGTGACCGGCCCGTGTCGGTGGCAGAGGCCAAGGAGCATCTGCGGATCGTCGATATGACGACCGACGATGACTACATCGGCGTCCTGATCGACACGGCGACCGCCTGGTGCGAGGACTACTGCGACCGCACCTTCGCCGACAAGCAATACACCGTGGCGTTCGACGACTTCGTGGCTCTTCGGATTGGGCTTCCGCGCCCGCCCGTCCGCCTGAACGCGACGGCCGCGAGCGCCACGGTGACTATCTCCTACGTGGACCAAGCCGGCACCACGCAGACACTGACGTGGTCGCAGTCTGGAACGCAGCAGTTCCGCCTAGACCGCGACCACGTTCCTGCACTCGTTTACCCGCTGTACTTGGAGAACTGGCCCAACGTGCGGCTGGACGACAAGGCCGTGCAGGTGACCTACCTCGCCGGCTACGGCGGTGCGGCAAATGTGCCGACACCGGCCAAGCACGCCATCAAGATGCTGGTCGGTCACTGGTACGCGAACCGGGAAACGGTTCTCGTGGGCAGCATTTCCAAGGAACTTGAGTTTGCCGTATCGGCCCTGCTGGCCAACCTCCGCTGGAGGCAGTACGCATGAGCATCGAAGGACGGATCGCCGTTGACGTGGGCTTCACCGACTCGGCGTCCAGCGACGGCGTCCAGGCCGTGAAGCGGCTCGCCCTGACGAGCACGGACAGCCAGACGACCGGCAAGGTGGCAATCGTTACCGGCACCTGCGGAACGGCTGCCGTGGCGATTGCCGTGGCACCCAGCACCTACCGGGACGCTGACGGTTCGCTCGTATCGTTCACGACCGTGGACCGGTTCGCCTTTGCGGCGTCGGCTGCGGCCCGCTGTGCCGAGGCGACCGGGTCGGGGGCAGCGATCAGTTCCGCGAGCCGGGTGGCGTTGTCGGACGCCAGGGGCGGCGGCACGGCGGGGTTCAACGTCTCTGCCTACTCAGGCACGGCGAGTTTCACGGTGGTGGTGGTCGGCACATGAAGACGGGCACGCTCAACCGGCTGGCGACGATCCAGACTCCGACCGAGTCGGCCAACGCCATCGGCGAGCCGATCCTGTCGTGGTCCACGTTCGCCACTCGCTGGATTGGCGTGATGCCGCTGTCGGGCTCGGAAAGCGTTTCGGCCATGGCCACCGGCTCTGACGTGACGCACAAGGTGATGATGCACTACACGCCGGGGCTCAAGGCCAAGATGCGGATCGTCTGCGAGGGCCGCACGTTCGAGATCACCAGCGTGGTCGAGCGAGGCTACCGGGCCGAGCACGAACTGCTGGTGGCGGAGGTGACGGACTGATGGCAGGCATGCAAGCCAGTGTCAGCGTTTCGGACATCACGGACGTGCTGAAGCGTTTTGAGGGGCTGCGGGTCGGCGTGCAGAAAAAGTACCTGCGGGCCAGCGTCAACAAGGTCGCCAAGCCGTACATCCCCGAGGTCAAAGCCCTGGTCGCCAAGGGTCCGACTGGCAACCTGAAGCGGTCGGTTGGGGTGCTCACGGAATCCAAGGTCCGCGGCAAGACTCAGACGGCCATACTCGGGTTCCGCCGTGGCGACAAGGCCGGCGAGAACGGCAAGGCCAGCGGCTACCACGCCTGGTGGCTGGAGAACGGCGTGAAGGTTCGCCGGCCGAAGAACGCTTCAAGGCTGCGGGTTCCGATGTCGCTGGCCAAGCAGTACCCCTACCTAATGGGCAAGGTGGCCCTGATCGGTGCGGAGGACGGCGGGGCGGCCTACTTTCCCGAGGTGGCGGCCGTCCCCGGCACGGGCAAGTTTGGCCAGTGGGCCGACCGCACGCTGCCGCGGATCAGGGATGAACTGATTCAGGAACTGGGCCGGGCGGTTGTGAAGGCGGAAGCCGAGAACGCCCGCCGCGATGCCAAGGGGATGTGATGCCCGCCACGACGTTCATCGACGAGTCCCTGCTGCAGCTGCTGTCGGCGTCGGCCGACATCGCGGCGACGGTCGGCTCACGGATCTACGCCGTACAGGCTCCGCAGGGGACAGCGTTCCCGTGCCTGGTGTTCGACCGCCAGGACGCCAGCCGGGGGCCGTACATGCACATGCGTGGCATGACCGGGATCACCAGGACGACGTACACCGTGTCGTGCCTTTCGACGCGGCTGGTGGACTGCCGCAACCTCGGGCGGGCGGTCAGGGCAACCTTACAATTCAAGAGCACGCCGGCGGTTCGGCTCGTCGTGGTCAAGGACGAAAACGACCAGCAAGAGCCAGCCAACCCCGGCGACCAGACCCCGATTTACCGCACGGACCTGACAGTCGAGATCACCCACTCGGAGAGTTGACCTATGGCCGCTGACATCGGACAGGGAACCTACGTTTCGTTCGGCACCGCGCTGCACACCGCGACCGGCTACAAGATCACCGGCGTGAACCACAACGGCATCACGCGAGCCGTCGCCGATGCGACGCACATGCTGTCCACGGCCAAGGAGTTCGTGGCCTCGAGCATCTACGATCCGGGCGAGGTCTCGGTCGAGATTCTGCACGACCCGTCCGTGAAGCCCGTGGCCGACCTGGCCAACGTGGCAACCAACCAGGTGGTCAACGTGTACTGGGCCAACGGTGGCACCGCCGTGACGCTGTGGTCTGCCCTCGGCTACATGACCGGCTACGAGGCCGGATCGCAGATGGAGGACATGCAGTCGGGCACCGTGACGATCAAGCTGTCCGGCACGCTCGGCTGATCGGTTGTGACGCAGGGAGGCGCGCATGGCTCTGAGTCGTGACGAGTTTTTCAAGCGGAAGCGTCCGCTGCCGAAGGTGAAGGTGCCTGTGCCCGAGCTCGGCGAGGATGCCGAGGTCTGGGTGACCAAGTTCACCAGCCGGATGCGGAATCGTTTTGAGGAGATCGCCACCGGCGGCAAGGTCGGCGGTGCGGTCAACCTCAAGAACGTCTCGGCGAAGGTGGTGGCCCTGTC